TCTGCAATATCAAACACTAGAATGGAATCCTTATTTGATGATATACGCAATCCTCTCCCAATTGATTGCAAGACTCTAATTTTGGACTTACTTGGACTTGCGAGCACGATGTTATTGATATTACGGATATTAATACCAGTGCTAAAAGTGCCATAGCTCGCAATGGTGATTGAACTTTTTTCTCTATCAACAATTTCTCGTATTTTTTCCCTTTCTTTTGTATCTGTTGCGCCGTATACAAAGAAGATGTTTGAGCCAACATTATCTTTCTCCTTTACTTTATCATATAAAATTTTACCATGCTTCTCAACTAACTGAAACAGACATAGAGTGTTCCCAGACAGGTGTGTTAGCAAATTAGCAATAAAATCATTTCTTTCATCATTTCCCACAAGGTATTGCAGCTCTTCTGCATACGTCATTTTGTTTTTTATCAGAGGGTGTTTTAGTATTATACACTTTATTTTCAAATTAGCAAGAGTCTTCTTGTCCATCAGTTCTTTTGTGGTTACTACTTTTCTTACTGGGCCGAACAACCCCTCCAATACAAGTTGATGTATTTGTGTATTATCCAAAGTTCCTGTAAATCCAAACCGATACTTACATTGATATAGTTTTGTCATAATCCCTGTAAGAGATTTTGCTTTAAACAGATGTGCCTCATCACCAAACACACAACCAAAGTTCGCAAAATATGATTTGGGCATCTTGTAGATAGATTGCCAAGTAGAGATTACAACGTTTTTAACTATTTTTCTGTCATACCCTTGATAAATCTTCTGACAATGTTTATCTGAGCTCCAACCATAATCTTGAAAATCAGAATACATCTGTTCTACAAGGGATGTGGTAGGGACAAGAATTAAAATTTTATGTCCCGCCATATGATAATAACGAACAAGGAAATATATTATTAATGATTTACCAGAAGCAGTAGGACTAACAATAAGAGAGCGATTTGTGGAAATAGCATGTTGTACCGCATCAGTTTGATAATTCCTAACTTTAAGCAACTTTCCTTTGGATTTGGGTTTGAGGCTTTCAATGAAGCCTCTAACCACCTTACGTACAATCTTCCTACCATCTTTTACTCCATCTTCTATTATATATTTTATTTTATTCCTTACACAAAACTCCTTTATGTAAGATAATAATCCAACATATATTTCGCCTGAGTTTGAATTAAATAATCGTATTTTTCCATCCCACATACGATTTCTGTACATGGGCATAAATCTTGCACCAGGCACTTCAAAGGTGAAAAAGGAAGATAGTTCTTTACTTTCAGATGGTGATAAATCAGATAGTATTAAATATACCTCATTCTTCTTTGAGATAATCATTTTTATATCATCCCTGCTTCAAACTTTTTCCATTCTGTCGCATTACGAATATCCCATCCACGATTATCTATGGATTTGATTACGCCGTCAATATACCTAATAATGCTTTCATAGTAACTAATCTTACCTTGTAGTTCTAAGATTTCATTATCAGAATTGATATACATTTGAAGATCAGTTTTCAATACCTTCAAATCAAATGGTTTCGCTACATATACCTTTGCGTCTGCCTTGCCGCCATAATACTCCCACTTAGCACGATACATCTTTTGATGATCTGCTCTTCTCATTATGAGAAGCTGATCATACTTTGACCTATATTCTAACCATTTGGGTTTTATGTTTTGATTTTTAAAAGACTCTTGATCAAGCCTTTCTTGGTTCAGAATTGCAAGATCTTCTCTTGCTTCATGTTGTAGTTCTTCAAACGTCATAGTGTATTATATTACTTTATAGATTAAATGTCAAGGGTAAATTGTCTATAATGTGTTTATTTCATAAATTTTATAAGCAAAATCAGCTGTTGCCGTCATATATTCTACATCTGTTGCAGATTGAGTATACTCTAAAGCTCCTAACGATGTAGGATATATATCTTGAAAAACCACTTCTATAATAGGATTGTTTTTATTGGAAAGAATCATAACATATGCATCAGAAAACAATGCATTTGCTGGAGTTGATGGTTGTACATCACCAATATCTTGACTTGTTCCTTTTGTTGTTACTGCTACATTTGAGGTGTTTGCTCTAAAATCTTTAAATTGTTTTCTGTCTTTAGGAAATCCTATTGCTGTCAACCACTCATGTAATGAGATGTAATTTTCAAGATATTCATCAACAATGAATGTTATTGACATGTTTTCATAAGTTAAAGTAGATCCCATCAAGGGAATATCTTTATATGGTGTGGAAATTGTTGTATCCCCCAAACTAATGCCTGGAATGTTTACAGTTACCGTAAAAAATTCCACCTTCGGTAATTGATTGATACCAAATTTAAATTGTGTGGGGCTTGCATAGTCCAACTTTGTTGGTTGTCTATCTATTACTTTAATGGTTGCCATATTAGTATTTATAATAAAAAAAGAGGGTGCCTGAAAAAGCACCCTCTAAGTTTATAGTCAAGTTTCTTATTATGATTACATAAGGTTTGTAACTTGAACCCTACGATACCAAGCATTGGTATTTGCATCAAGAGATGCATCGGTATTAACCGTATCACCAGCAGCAACTGCACCAGCAGCAGCAAACGGGTTAGCAGCCATTCCGTAACGAGTCTTGAAACCAATCTTGGGTTGGAAGGTATTCTCACCAACCGCACGAACCATCTGTAGAGGAACGTATGGGCAATAGAAGAACCCTGCATCATAAGGAGAAGTTCCCTTATAACCGCAAATGTAATACTGTTTCGCAACTACGTTAGCAGCATATGGATCAACATAAACCTTGAAACGACCATTCATTACACCAGCAAAAGTGACAGAAGTGTCATCGACATTAAGGTTGTTGTTAAGAGCAGGAGTATAATCAAGCACACCAGCCATCTGAAGAGCAGAAGCAACGTCTGCCGAACAGATAAGCATATTACCTTTACCCCTACGAGTCTGTTGACCAACCGCATTGGCGTCACGTTCAATAGCGAACATTAGTCCCTTAAACTTCTCAACACTCCAACGTCCGTTAGAGTCTGTATCCAAGTCAAAGATACCAGCAGTTGTCGTATTAACCTGAGCACCCGCAACAGCGGTGATGTACAGAGCACGAATAACTTCACGGTTGATTTCTGCAAGAATTTCAGAACTAAGAATATTAGCAAGTTCTGTTTCTGCATCCAGACCATGAATTGCCTTCAAGTCTTGAGCAAGTTCCATCGTATACTCGGCCTTGAGAGCACGGGTAACAGCGGTAACAGTTGATTTCTCGATTGAGAACGCCATCTCTGCGAAAGCATTACCACTTGAATCACCCAAAGTTTCACCCTGAGCAGTAGTCATACCTGTTGGTGACAAGTAAGTACCAGGCGAGCTATCGTTCAGAATAGCAGGGTTACTACCTGTCATTGCGGATGAAGTAAGATCACCAGCGGCATCATCGTTAGCAATACCACTATCTGCTTCATCAACAAGGGCTTCTGCGCCGTCCATTGAGGAATATGTAGACCGCATCGCAAAGATAAGACCAGTTGGTCCTGTCATTGGCTGCACACCACATACATCATAAGCAATAAGGTTAGGCATTGCACGCCGAACCAATGAGATTAGAATCGGATCCCATGTATCAAATTGTCCACCTGTACTAACAGTTGGAGCTGCTTCTGAAAGAAAGCTTTTATCCTCTCTAAGAGCAGCTTCTTGATTTTCAAGAATAAGAGTGGTAACTGCCCGCTTATAAGAATCCTCAATCTTAGGAAGATCAGGGTGTTCTAGGACTGGCTGCCACTTTTCTTGTAGATGTTCTGTTTGAAACATTTGTTTCTCCTTTTATTTTACATCTTTTATAATAAAATGTTTATTTTATGCACTCGCCTTTTGATCACGACTGATAGCAGACATATACTTACGCATGGTATCTGTCGTATCAACGTCCTGTGCGGTGCTACCATCTTCATCATCAAATGTTCTTGTACTTGTTAACGTTTGAGTTTTCGGGAAATAACTTTCCTTCAGAACATCAAGTTTTTCTCGGAAGGACTCTTCATCACCAAATTCAACGTCTTTTGTCAAGTCTTTGAACTTTTCAATCTCTGTGTCGGCTAAATCTTCAGAAACTTCAGAAATAACCTGTTCACGAACTAGATTATTTTTAGATCCGTTAAGTTCAACATTCTTTTGGATTGTTTCATTTAACTTTTCTTCTAACTCGGAAATTTTTTCAGATTGTGCTTCCAGAACGTCATATTTTTCGTCTGGAACATCAATATAATGATCTTCAAACAACTGTTTCAGTCCAGAAATGAAGTCTTCTGCAATCTCACCTTTTAATCCACGCTCGATTGCTAACTCATTTTCCTTGGTCCATTCCTCTACAACATAGTTGAGATAAGTATCTACCTTCTCAGTAAGCTCTTCTTTGAAAGTATCTGTTTCTTGTTTTTTTGTATCTTGATAATCATTTTCCATACGTTCTACTTCAGACCGTATTTTAGATTTAACTGCAGCTTCAAAAATTGCAGCAGCTTTATTTTTAAACTCTTCTGAAAGGTCTTCGCCATCTACAAGAGCCTCAACATCTTCCTTAACGGAGATGTTTTTAATCTTCTCTTCAATCTCTGCCTTAGCATTCTCAAGTTTCTCTAATTCTGCCTCTGTTTCAGCATTCTCAGCCTCATCAAGAGAATTCTGATAACCAGCATACATGTTCTTGAGTTCTGTAGCTTTCATCTTTTCAAACATTGCAAGATGATCTGCTTTTGTCCTTGGAGCTTCTGACAACTCTTCACCATCATGATCAGAGTTGTATCCAGCAGCAAGTTTCTCTGGGCCAGCATTCTTTCCAGCACCAGGCTTTAATTTCTTTTCATCTGAAGTGCCTGTAACTTTTTCTGCTTTATCAGGACTACCTTCACCTTTCTGTGCTGGATCTCCAGAAGCTTCTTTTGCTTTTGCAGAAACTTTCCCGCCCGGATTTGGTTCTGCTTGAGGCTCAGCTTCATCAGCGCTATCGCCACCTAAATCTTCAACATTTCCGCCAGGGGTTTTTTCTTTGATTTTCTCAGCCTTTGCAGCAGGAGCAGCTCCCTTTTTTGTGGGGTCTTCAGCTTCTTCAAGTTCAGCTAGAACTTCTGCCTCAAGTTCTTCAATAGTTTTTTCTAATTCGGACATAGGGTGTCTCCTTACCTTTTTTGTAATTAATATTTATAAATTATAACATTTTGAGGAATTTAGCGAACTCTAGTGCTCTTATGTTCGCCTCATTTTGACGCTTTTTAACGTCAAATTTCTTTTTTAATTCCGCAACATGTGCTTCAACAAGTGATCCATTATTCCAAACCCACTCTTTCCCCTCCATAATACCTTCTACGAAAGCATTAGGTGCGGATGGGTCTGCTACGATATCAGCAGCTGTTGCGAGATAAAAATCATCTCTTACATAATTGGCTCCGCCTTTTTGATTCAAACTTCCCATACCTCTAGAAGAAACACCTAGTTTTGCACCCTCATCCATTAAATTTTTAACTATCTTTCCCATAGGTGTTTCCATGATTTTTGCTTCGCCAATAAAATTCTTGCCATCAGGTGTCAAACTTGTAATCATATGGGACACTCTTTCCAGATTGACTGTTGGTCCGTCTGGATGCCCCAGTTCCCCAAATGCCCGATTTTGTTGAATAAAATTCTTATTATATTTCGTAACTTCTTTTTTCAATATGTCCATTGGATATACACGGCCGTTACGATTCTTTACATCCGCCTGCATGAAAATACCACGAATTTTATAGTTTTTACCCCCTCCCGTTTTTTCTTCGGTGATAAACTTTACATTTTCTACAGCTTCAGATATTAGTTTTACCGTGTTCATAAGCCTGGATGTCCTTGTACGATCTCTTCTACGTAAATAGCAGCATCAGAACTCGCCGTTTCATTCATTACTGAAATATTAAAATTAGAACGCAACGTTCCTGATGTAAAAGTTCCAGTTGATGTTGAATTAGGAGCAATAGTAATTGTTGTTGCGGTAACAGAAGATACGTTTACATCAGTTATAAGACTATTCCATGCTGCAACACTACAATCTGACATGGCAACCTGATCACCAGCTGCAAATCCGTGTTCTTTACAACTTAAAACAGCAGGATTTGCATTCGTTGCAGAAGTAATACTTACTGATAAGGGACGCTCTTCTGGTACTATAACAATTGAAGTATTTGCTCTTAAATAATGACCAGTTGTAGCAGTAACAGCAGTTCCTTCATTAGTAATTCTGACCCAACAATCTTGGCCTGCATATTCACTGACTTTATAAGCTCCGCCTGGAGTTAATGTTGTAAGATCCAGTTCATGAGCAGCATCATCGGTCGTCGTTGAAGTAGTAATTCCGCCACAATGTCTGATTAATTTAAAAGCCATTATTTACTCCTAGATTGACAACATTTCTTTTTCAAAATAATTCATAACATCCTTTTCAGGAACTTTAAATTTTTTTGATGTTTCTTTTATACTTTTCTCGAAACTATTTAGGAAATCTGAAGGTTTAGAATCCATTTTTTTAAAAATTTCATCAACAGCATCCTTCATCTTGGGAGGAAGTTTCTTATATTGTCGAGATTTTTTATGCTCATCCTTTTCGATTACGGAAGTATAAACATTATTAAATTTTTGGGACATCCTAATCCTCTGCCCTAGTTTTTACTTTCATGGTTTTCACAAAAGTATTTGCTAAATCTCTCCTTATTCGTTCAAGATTGTCTCCAACCTTTGAAATTATTGAAGATTTAAAAGCAGCTTCCGCTCCTAAATTATCTTCTTTAGACAATGCGTCTACAAATTCTCTACTCATTTTTTTCTTCCTTTCAAACCGTTCTTAACAAGAAAACTTTTATCAATTTCTAAATCATCTTCTACTGGTTCTTC